GGCGAGGCGCTGCTGGCGATGGAGGCGCCGCTGACGAAGAAGACGCACCGGCTGCAGCAGACGTTGGTTCCGACGTGGCGCGATCTGGCGGCGTTTCTGCTGCGCTTGCAGGAACAGGAGGTGACGACGCAGCAGATCCGGGTGGTCTATGCGCCGGTGGAGACGGTGCAGCCGCGCTCGACGGCGGAGATTCGCAAGCTGGCGGTGGAGGCCGGGGTGCCGCTGCGCACGCATCTGCGGCGGGCGGAGAACTGGTCTGAGAAGGATGTGGCACAGTTGGATGATGACCGGGCGGCGGAGCGGCTGGCCGAGCGGAGTTATGCGGATGCGGTGTTGGGCGCGGCGCAGCGGGACTTTGACCGCGGTGTGGTGTAGAGATTGGGAGATTACGGGCGACAAGTCTTTGTTGTCGGACGTTTCCCAAAAAACCATGACAGGTGACAGATGAGTATCTTGGTGCGGAGTGGAAAGATTCGGGCGCCATTGTCTGCACGGTGCGCGGTGTGTGGCGAGACTGGCGTGCACGTGGGCGCTACAACGTTGCACAACGCGCCAAAGTTCTATCACTGGGGCTGTTTGATTCGGCAAGATTCATCGCCGACTGAATTGGTTTGGACAAACAGGGGAGAGCGAACAATGGCAATCGCAGGTGGCATGACGACGGCGTACAAATGCCGGGTGCATGAGTATGTGTTGAAAGTGGAGAAGACGACCTACCCGAAGGTGGAATGCGCCAACGTGGAGGCGGCGGTGGCCATCCTGGAGCGCGGGGAGGCGTGCACCGTGGCGAGTGCGGACATTCCGCAGTTGCGCCAGCGGCTGGCCGGGCTGGGGGTGGCGTGACAATGGCTGACTTGGCGGCGGTACTTTGCATCCTCTCCCTGCTGACCATTCTCGGTGGGGGTGTGTTGTTTCTGCTGTACGGCGTGCGCGGCACGGTGGCCATGCTGCGCCAGTGGCTGGACCAAAGGTAAGACGATGCCGCCGGTTGTGATCGACATGATGCAGAGTTGGCGCGCTGACTTGCTGCGCGGGGATGCGGCGATGCAGCAGGAAATGGCGCAGCAGTGGCTGGGCGTGGAGCAGGCGCTGCAGGCGCAGGTGGATGCGCTCGCCCTGGAGCTGCAAGGCGGCGGGCGGGTGACGATGGGCCAGCTTGGGCGCAGCCGGCGCTATCAGCAGTTGATGGGCCAGGTGGATGATGAGCTTGGCAAGTATGCCCGTTTTGTCGAAGGGCGGGTGGAGAACCGGCAGCAGGCGCTGCTGAATGCAGCTATCTCGCACAGCCAGGCGGCGCTGGGTGCGGTGGCCACCGAGGCGGAGATGCTGGTGCAGTTCAACCGGCTGCCGGTGTCGGCGGTGGAGAACATGGTCGGCTTGACGGGGGCGGGGACGCCGGTGCGGGACATCCTGGCGGATGCGGGCCGGGTGGGGACTGAGGCGCTGCGCCAGCGGCTGGTGGATGGGATTGCGCTGGGGTGGAACCCGCTGCGCACGGCGCGGGACGCGCTGCGCAATGGGCTGGCGCAGAGCTTCACACGCATGGCGACGATTGCGCGCACGGAGACGCTGCGGGTGTACCGGCAGACGACGCTGGAAAGCTACCGGCAGAGCAACGTGGTGGTGGGGTATCGGCGGCTGGCGGCGAAGGATGAGCGGACGTGTCTGGGCTGCCTGATGGCGGATGGGCGGCAGTACACGCTGGATCAGCCCTTTGACGAACACGTGAACGGCCGCTGTGCGGCGATACCCGTGCTGCGCAACACGCCGCCGGTGCAGTTCGAGACGGGGCAGGAGTGGTTCAGGCGGCAGCCGGAGAGCGTGCAGCGCAACATGCTGGGGCCGAGTCGCTGGGATTTGTACCGGCGGGGCGAGGTGGGGCTGGATGACCTGGTGACGCGGCAGTGGGATGACACGTGGGGCGGGGCGCTGGTCCCGGCGCCGGTGCGGTCGCTGCCGGGCGGGGCCGGGGCGCTGCAACGGATGGGATTGGCGGCGCAGGCGCGGGTTGTCGAGAATGCAGAGCGCAAGATTTACAAGATTCGCACGCACGAAGAGATGGCGGTGGTCGATGCGCGTGGGCGTAGGGTGCTTTACAAAAAGGGCGGAACGGATGAAGTAGCGTTCACGGCGGACGAGGCCAGGCTATTCGATGGTTGTGTGGTGACTCATAATCACCCGCTTACTGCGGATGGCAGCTCATTTTCGAGTGCCGACGTAATGATAGCGGCCACGTACAAACCGGCAGAGCTTCGAGCAGTTGGCGGGAAATATCTGCACCGCCTCCGGTTGGATCGTGATCTTGAGTGGAACAAAGACATAAAACCGGTGTATGATAAGGTTGATGCTCAGGTTAGAAATGATTTTTGGCAAGCGATTGATCGCAAAGAAATGTCAACGGAAGATGCCGCGCTAAATCACAAACACGAAGTCTGGACGCGTGTTGGTGCAAAAATAGGTGACGGGTGGTGGTATGAGCGAACCATTCATGGGTATTGATGATTCCGAGTTCAACATTCCTGAGTACAGCAAAATATGCACGTACTGCGCACACGCTATTCCGCAGAAACGAAAGTGTAAAGCGTTTGACGACCTGATCCCGTTGGAAATCTGGATGGGGGAGCACACGCACCGCACGCCGTACCCAGGCGATCATGGCATTGTCTTTGAATGGCGCGATAGCGTTGTACCGGCGGTAAGGGAAGAAGTCACGCGTGAACTTGCGGGCCGGTGATCGTGGGTCTGCCACCGTCCGACAAGAAATGATTGTGGGACGGTAGACAGGCGCAAACATTTGTGCTAGACTACCTCTAGCCCGGTGATGGGCGATAACTTGATATGCGTGGCCGACAACCGGAGCGCACTCTCTTCTTTGAGGGTGCGCTTTTTTGTTGGCGAGCAGGGCGGCGGGCGGCGTGATGCCAAGCGTCGAGCGTGATGCAAAGTCTTCCGGCGTGATGCCAATTCCCAGGAGCGTGATGCGAATATGAGTGAGGATGCCTTGAACAACGAGGGCGCGTCCGGCGCTGGCCAGCAGGGCGGCGAGAATGGCGACAAGAACGGGACCGGGGCGGCCAGCAACGGCGCACCGGCGTCGTTCGATGAGTGGCTGAACGGCCAGGCTGACGAGGTGAAGTCGCTGGTGACGGGTAGCATTGGGAAGCTGCAGAACGCGCTGAATGATGAGCGGACGCAGCGGCGGTCGCTGGCGAAGCAGATCGACGATCTGTCGAAGCAGGCGGAACAGGGCAGCCAGTTGCGCGCCCAGTTGGAGAAGCTGAGCGGCGATTTCGAGAGCGCCAGCCGCAAGGCGACGTTCTACGAGTCGGCGCCGGCAGAGGTGACAAACCTGCGGCTGGCGTGGCTGGTGGCGAATGACGCCGACTTGATCGACAAGGACGGCAAGACGAACTGGGCGGCGCTGAGAACAACGGCGCCGGAGTTGTTCAAGCGGGTGACGCCGCCGGCGAATGCCGGGGCGGGGGCGAAGCAGACCGGCGTGGACGATGGGCGCAGCATGAATGCGTTCATTCGGGCTGCGTCCGGGCGTGGTGGGTGATGCAGTTGATTCAGGAGGAGTGAGATGCCAGTCTATAACAGTGTGATTTCGAGGACGGATGCGGAGGCGCTGATCCCTGAGCAGGTGAGCCAGGAGATTGTGAAGCACGTGCCGCAGCAGTCGGTTTTTCTGCGCATGGCGCGGCGTCTGCCGAACATGAGCAGCAAGAAGACCCGGATGCCGGTGCTGGCGGCGCTGGTGAGCGCCTATTTCGTGAACGGCGACACCGGGCTGAAGCAGACCACGCGGTCGCAGTGGGAGAACAAGTATATCGAGGCTGAAGAGTTGGCCGCGATTGTGCCGATCCCGGAAGCGGTGCTGGATGACAGCGAATATGACGTGTGGGGCGAGCTGCGCCCGCTGCTGATCGAGGCGCTGGGCGTGGCCATCGACCAGGCTGTGTTCTACGGCACGAATGCGCCCTCTTCGTGGCCCACGGCGATTGTGACGGCGGCTGCGGCAGCCGGGCATACGGTGACGCTGGGCGCAGGCGCCGACATCTATGACGACATCATGGCGGACGGCGGCGTGCTGAGCAAGGTGGAAGCCGATGGCTTTGCGGTGACGGGCCATGTGGCGGCGCTGAGCATGAAGGCGAAGCTGCGCGGGTTGCGCGACGGGGCGACGGGGGTGCCGATTTTCAGCCGGACGCCGCAGGCGGCTACACCGTATGAACTGGATGGGGTGCCGATGGACTTCCCGACCAATGGTTCGGTGGACCCGGCGACCTCGCTGCTGATCTCCGGCGACTACCAGCAGGCGATGTACAGCATCCGCCAGGATGTGACGTACAAGGTGCTCGACCAGGCGGTGATCCAGGATGGCGCCGGGGCGATCATCTACAACCTGGCGCAGCAGGACATGGTGGCGCTGCGGGTGACGATGCGCCTGGGCTGGCAGTTGCCGAACCCGGTGAACCGGGTGCAGGCGGTGGCGGCGAACCGCTATCCGTTTGCGGTGCTGCTGCCGTAGGTAGGGCGCAGAGATTGAGAGATTGAGCGATTGCGAGATTGGGAGACTGCGGTCGCCCGGTCATTGACAAGGAGATAGGTGAGATGAAGAACGCACGGGTGTGGGTAGGGGTGGCGCTGGTTGTGGCGCTGGTGTGCCTGGTGGGGCTGTCGGCGAGCATGGGCGCCGGTCCGGCGCTGGCCGCGCCGCAGGCGATTCCGACGCCGGTCAGCGTGACGCCGGGTAACGGCGCGCCGCAGGTGGCAACGTTCTGGCGTGCTGCGCCGCTGACGGCGAACGGGGCGGGGACGGAGGCGATCATTGCCGGCGAGAAGGTCGATCTGCAGTGGGTGATCGACCAGACGGCGGTGAACACGGTGACGCTCAAGCTGCAATTCTCGAACGACAGTACGAACTGGGTGGACGGGGCAACCTTTGTGACCAGCAACGCGGCGGACGCCGGCGACATGCAGCAGTATGCGGTTTTCGGGCGCTATTTGCGGGCGTATGCGACGGTGACGAACAGCAACCCGGTGACGGTGACGGTGATCGGCGTGGTTAAGTAGGCCAGGTGCAGCGATGGCGGTGACGATTCCTGATGCGATGGTGGCAAGGCTGCGCCGGTTGACGGCGGAGCCGACGGCGACGACCTACACGGACGCCGATCTGCGCGAGTGCATCGAGCGTTATCCGCTGGCCGACGTCGACGGTTATGCGCCAGACAGCGACCTGTGGGCCGGCGCCTGGGACATCAACCCGGCAGCGGCGGATATCTGGGAGGAGAAGGCGGCGGCGCTGGCTGCCGCTTTCGACTTTGCGGCGGATGGCGGCGACTACAAGCGCAGTCAGGCGTACAACCAGATGCTGCAGCAGGCGCGGCGCTTCCGGTCGATGCGCCGGACGAGCACGTTCGTGATGGTGGCGGAACCGCCGCCGGCGGGCGCGGTGCGCGTGGAGAGTTGGATCGGGAACTTGCCGGAGGAGGACTGATGATCTATCGAGACCCGCGCAGCGGCCAGACGCAGGATGTTGCCGAACGGGAGACGGTGCTGCGCCAGTTGCTGGAGCAGGCGGGGTGGGTGGTCGTGGATGTTTCCCAGGAAACACTGGCGCCTGCTACGGTCAGGATCGGCGATGAGCTGGTTGTGCTGCCGCCCGGTGCGCAGCCGGCTGCACGGGCCGGCTTCAAGCTGGTTGAAGTTACCAGCAACGACAGCGACGTGGCGGAGTTCATCGAGGCGCCTGAAGATGCGCCCTCCTCGAAGCGCAAGCGGAGCAAGTGACGATGTTGGCGTTGACGGCGGCGGAGTTGGCGGCGATGCGTGGCGTGCAGAACGGCGCCATGCTGGACACGTGCACACTGCGCACCTGGGCGCCGACGGTGGATGCGTTTGGCAGCGAGGTGGAGGGCTGGACGCTGCGCACGGGGGTGGCGTGCGGCCTGGATGTGACGGGCACGCGCCAGAAGGAACGCCGGCGCGGCGACGGCACGATTGCAGTGGCGCAGGCGTCGCTGCGGCTGGCGTTGGCGGATGGCGCCAGCCTGACGGGGAAAGACTCGGTAGTGATCACGCATCGCAACGGCGAGGCGCTTTCGCCGACGTTGACCTTTGGGATCGATGGGCCGGTGGAGCGGGGGCCGACGGGCGTGGTGGTGCGGCTGGTGGCGGTGACGTAATGCCTGATATCACAGTACGGGTGCAGGGCACGGCGGAGCTGCGGCGGGCGCTGAACCAACTGCGCGGGGCGCAGCGGCGCCAGGCGCAGCGGGACGGTCTGGACGCCGGGGCGCGCATCGTCGAGACGTATGCGAAGGTGGCAATGTCGGAAGAGAAATCCGGCGAGACGTATGCGCGTGGCGGCCGGGAGCACAGGGCCAGTGCGCCAGGCGAGGCGCCAGCGGTTGACTATGGCAACCTGAAGTCATCGATTCAGGTGTTCGAGGTGACGCCGGAGCGGGCGATCATCGGCACAAATGCTGAATATGCTGAGCATTTGGAATTTGGCACGTCACGGATGGAGCCGCGTCCATACATGCGCCCAGCGCTGGATGAGCACGAGCATGAGATTGTGGCGGCCATCGAGGATGCGGTGCGCGGGTTTGTGGAGTCAGTGTGAACGGCTGACAACTCATTGTTGTAGGAGCAAAAGTCAAGCGCCCCTCTGGGGCAGGTGACAGGTGATGGGTGACGCATGACGCTGGAAGAG